CAGGCCGCCTCAGCTTGATCAACGCACCGCAGAACGCCATCTGGCGCGCACCCTCGAGCGGTGTCGTCATCCCCGCTGGCATCACCGCACGGCTGCAGGAGACCGGCGCCATACCCGGCATTGGTGGCATCGCTTCCCACACCGGCACTGCAGAACTGGCGATCGAGATCGGCAAGCTCAGGCAGGAAGTGGGCGAACTGGCGCGGCGGCAGTGGAACATCAACGTCAGCCATCGCACAGGCCCCACCGGCAGCCAGGTGTTGCGCACCCTGCAGCAGCTGAGGTGACCTGATGGCCATCACCGTCGGCGGCCTCACGATCCGCGCCCTGCAGGACTTCCCCTTTGCTCACGGCGGCGACAGCCTGTCGGGTCGTACCGCACGTCGCTGGCCGGTGAAGGCTGTCCTCACTCCTGCCGACTGGCTGACACTCGACGGCATCTACTCCACCTGGCGGGCCGCACGACTGGCCGATCAGGACACCATGGTCAGCCTGGCGATCGGCAGCACCGTCAGCACCAGCGGCACCGTCTGGGGGATGAGCTGGTCCAATGTGCCAGCCTGGTTCTCTGCACCGCCGACACCGGCCAGCACCGGCTCGATGGTGTCAGTCAGCTTCGAGCTGGTCGATGCCACGCAGCAGCTGGCCGTCATGCTGCGCGAGCAGGAGATCGGCACCCAGGTCTCCGACAACGAATCCACCTACGGCACCCTCTCGGTTGGTGGACTGACGCTGAACCTCACCGCCGAGGTGCCAGGCTTCGATGGCGGACCGACGATGGAGCTGGCCGGTACCGGCACCCATGTGATCCGCGGGCCGCTGCTGGCGACCAAGGTGCGGCGTGTGCAGGGCTGGACGCACACCGCCGCCGCTGATGACACGATCCGCAGCTGGTTTGAAACCACGATCGCCACCACCCCGGCGGTTGGATCCTGGTTCCCCGTGACGCCACCCACAGTGGAGCAGACCCCGGTGATCGTCGCCGGTGCTCGGGTGACGCGGTATCTGATCAGCCTGGAGTTGAGGCAGGTGCGATGACCGTTGACCTTCGCGCACACGTTGCGACTGACCTGGGCATCTGCGTCAGCGGTGATGTCGGCACCAATCACATCTCAGATCGCTCCGGGTTGATCATGACCCAGGGTCGGCTGATCTTTGATGGAATCGTCACACCACCACGCGGGACGCTGATCAGCTTCCTGGTGGTCTGCCCGCAGACCGGCACGGTGTCACGATTCCCCAAGCCGCTGCGTGTGATCCGCTCAACATATCAAGCGCAAGATCGACTCTCTGAAGTGGAGGTTGGCTGCCGGCTGACCTTGATGAAAGATCGCAAAGATGAGGTGCAGTATTTCGCCAGGATGTACCCACCGCAGTGGTACGAAGAGCAGACAGAAGATGAACGTAGGATTGCACCGATCCCGATTCATTCTGGGCAGCTGTTGGCGCATTGCTGCCAGATGATCGGGATAACAATCGCGCCGTCAAGCGCGTCTCTCTATTTTTCGTTCCTGAAGTCCGAGATTGATCTCTCGGCTGGTTACGTCACCATCATCGGTGAACTGATCCGCTCCCATTGCTGCTTTGGGCGATTGCTACCTGATGAGAAGCTGCAGATCGTTCCATTGCAGTTTAACGTCGGTGGCAAGGGGCCAATCCTCACGGCGGATAACCTCGTCAGCATTGAGCCGATCACCGGTGGCACTGAACCGCCGGACAAGTACATCGTCAGGTATCGAGCAGCGGAGCGCACAATATGAGCTCAGACTGGACCAGAAGCGAAACGATCTCACCGCCGGATGAGATTACCCTGAAATGGAAGACAGAGAACGGCGAAGAAAAAGAAGTCGATCTGCAGAGCACCACCAAAAGCGCCAGCACCAGCAATTACCAAACGTTCATATACGTCAACGCGGAAGGCAAAGAGCAGGCCCAGGACATCATGGTGTCCAAAATTGACGAGAAGATAACAACCATCGCTTCGGTGAACGGATCGTATGTGACCGAACGATTGAAATATGGCCTGTCGCTACCGCCTGGCGATGCGCTCACCAGAAGCGAATCAACCTATGAGTATGTAGCCACCACCGAAGGGATGGTGAAGATCAGGGAGACGACAACGGATTATATCTCTATGATGCAGTTCGCGGGTGGTCTCGCGGTTGCAAACTATAGTTTCTTGACAAAGAATGGCAACACGACGACGCGAATATGGCATGATCCAAGCCTTGACCTGATACCTTCGCAGACAACAGAAATCGTTTACGAAACAATCAAGACCTTTTCAGGTCGCGAGATGACACGGCAATCGACCAGCCGCTGGATCAGCCGTGGCTTGACGCAGGAATGGCAGCAGGCTTTTGGCGGGATAGCCAAAGCTAGGTTATTTACAACTGCAGAGAAACTGCAGGCTGGGATCGAGTCGATGCTTTCGTTCGTCTTCGAGGGTACGGAGGTGCAAATCAGCATCGGCCGTGCCCCGGTAGCAGAGAAGCCATCAGATCAGGAACTTGCCGCCAGTGATGTTCTTAACGGCAACGATACCGATATTGCAGAAAGCGATCTCTGGTCTGGCCGGTCCCCAACCGATGTCTTTGGGAACGATCTTGGATGGCCTGCCTTTGTTCCTGGTGGGGCGAATGGCGACTGGCAGAAATACGCTAAGGATAGCAACGGCGACGGCGAGCCAGACTGGCAGGACTATGTTCCGCAAAGCTACGAAGCATGGGAGCCAGATTCTGACAATGATGGTACGCCAGACTGGGTGGAGAACAACACCGATCCGCCATGGGCACCATATGTGCCAGATGACGATGGCGATGGCATCCCAGATTGGCAAAACTACGTCGACGATAACAACGGCGACGGTCAGCCCGATTGGCAGGACTACACACCAATCGGAAGCGAGTTCAGCACTGCCGATAAGGAATACAACGGTACCAGCTTTACCGTTGACGGTGAACGCTCTATCAACGGCATCGCAGTTTACAAAGATGGAACCTACAACCCTTCCGACTTGACGGTCACGGCGACGTATGAAATGCCGTTCGCTCCAGATGATCGGTACGAATATGTCAAGAGTATTCCAAAGCTGTTGAGCGGTGGCGCTACCGCTGCCGCGATCAAGTTCGGCCAGACCGAGGTCGCGCTCGATTTCGGCCATGCCTTCGGTCATAACATTGTCACGGGCTGGAATGAGATTCCAACCCTGGATATGTCGACCGTCTACGTTCGGTTTGCAGGTATCGAGGGTGCGTTTTACACAGATTCTGTGTCCTATGCCTGGGGGCCTGAGGGCATGGTTGTCAGCAGCGACCTGATGCTCATCGGTGTCTGCGGATGGTATGGCAGCGTGCAACCCACCAGCAGCTGGTTGCGGGTGCCGATCCCCGTCTCGAGTCTGCCGCAGGTCGGTAGCGCTCAGACGAGCACGGCAGCCAAGGCCAATACCATCGCCATCCCGAACGGGTTTGACATCCGCAACCCGGGGCCGACCTTGGCGCTGCTGCCGAACACGGGAACCGATACCTTTGCGGTGTGGCGAAACAATCAACCGCTGGTATCACCGGCGCTGCAGTTTGATGAGTTCAAGATTCGCACCGGCCCACGACTGAAGGTCAAGGAATACCCCTATGCGTTGACGCTGTCACCCGAGACGGCGGTGATGGCATCCGGCCCGTTGGCGGAGCTGCAGGAACTGACGGCGTTGCAGCTCCCCGCTGCTGTCATCAGCCTGCAGGGCCTGGCACCGGCGGTGGTGGGCGGCGCCAGCGTGGCAGTACCGGCCGCATCAGTGGCCATGGGCGCCCTGGTCCCGTTCGTTGGCACCGCCACGGTTGTCGTGGTGCCGCCGGCCGCTGCGATCCAGGTGACGGCCCTGCTGCCAGAACTGATCGGCAGACCGCGGCTCGAGGTCGCAGCACCGACTGCTGCAATGCAGCTCAGCGCACTGCCGCCGGTGGTCCTCACCGGGACGTTCCTCGAGGTGCCTGCTGCAGCAGTCAGCCTTGCCGGTCTGGCGCCGACAGTCGACACCTACGGCGATGGCGATGGTGCAACACCGGGCGCCGCCGATCTCTACGGCGCGACGCAGGACTGGCAGGCTGAAACCTGGGCTGCGTGATCCGGCAAGCTGTGGCACCAGGAGGCAGCGATGGCCGCACCGAACATCAAGTCGCCGGCCACGATCACGACGGTCAACGGCAAGACAGCAACTTACAACTGCACTGCCACGTTGGCTGCAGCGCTGAGCAATGGCGCCAGCAGCGGCAAGGTGCTGAAGGTAACCGCGATTCGAGCGGCGAACGTTGACGGAACGAACAGCATCGATGTGGATGTCAGCCACTACCGCGGCACCACACATACCTATCTGGCCTATCGGGTGACCGTGCCAGCAGCGTCGACGCTGGTGGTGCTCAGCCGTGAAGAGTATCTATACGTGGAAGAAGGCGACGCGATCTATGCAAAGGCCAGCACAACAGGCAAGATCGACCTGTTGATCAGCTATGAGGACATCAGCTGATGAGCAAACGACTGGAGGGTGGGCTGCTGGGTGCACGCCCCAACTGGGCCATCGGCAACAATGCTGGCCTCTGGACTCCGGAGCAGCAACTGGCGCGACGCCGTGTGAGCACATGGCCGCTAGGTGGTGATCCAAGCTTCGCCAGCGTCAGCCTGTTGTTGAGCATGAATGGTGCCAACAACAGCACGACGTTCACTGATCGCAGCAGTAATGCGCTGACGGTCACCGCAAACGGTAACGCCAAGATCAGCACAGCACAAAGCAAGTTTGACGGGACTAGCGCGGTGCTTGATGGCACCGGTGATTACCTCATGACTCCGCATAACGCAGTCTTTAGCATTGAAAGCACCGACTTTGCTTTAGAAGCCTGGATTTACAGATCAGCATCTAATGCGATACACAATATTTTGAACAAAAGGATCGGCATTCCGGCATCTGGGTGGGGCTGGAGAATTAACTCCAACAACACTTTGCAGTTCTTTCACCCAGGCGGATCCTCAATTACATCGACAGGGACTGTTCCGAGCGGGGCTTGGGTTCACGTGGCTGCCACGCGGTCGGGGAATACGGTGCGACAGTTTGTTGGCGGCACACTAGACGCCACCACGGCAACATTCAGCAATGGGACATCAAATACGACAGAGCTTAGGGTCGGAGTAGATGAAGCAGGAGGTGATGGTTTTAACGGCTACATCGACGACCTCCGCATCACCAAAGGCGTCGCGCGCTATACCTCAAGCTTCACTCCGCCCGATCGACCGTTCCCTGCCAATCTCTGATCGGAAACCTAAGGCCACACCCACGCGGGTCCGATGGCCGTCACGATCAGTCTTTACAACCACACCGCGCAGCGGTTTGCATCGGGCGCTAACGCTGCAGGCGACGCCTACAAGGTGAAGCTCCTGTCTGCAGCCACCTTCGACGCCACCCACACAACCCTGACGGCGACAGGCGGCACGGAGGTCAGCAACAGCGGCTACACAGCTGGTGGTGCCACGCTGGCCAATGTCACCGTGTCAACGGTCACCACCAATGATGCCGCGTTCGATGCAGATGATGTGACCTGGACTGCGACTGGTGGCGCGCTGGCTGCCAGCTACGCAATCATCTACAACGATACAGACACCAACGATCCGCCAATTGCCTTCATCGACTTTGACGGCAGCCAATCGGCCGGCACCGGCACCGACTTCAAGCTGGTCTGGAACGCCTCCGGCATCTTCACTTTCACGGTGTCCTGATCATGCCATTTGTCATCACCCGCGGTGAGGTTGAATACGAAGCGGGCCTGATCCTCACCGGTGTCGCCTATAAAGTGTTTCTGGCCACCGCTGGCAACCTCACGCTCACCAGCTCGCTCACCGCCTGGGAAAATGCAGAGCTTGCATCCAGTGGTGGCTACAGCGCCGTGACAGGAACAGTCGGCAATGGCACCTATAACGCCAATACCGGCCGATTCAATGCACCTGAGATCACCGGCCAGTTTGGTCCTGCAACAGGAGCAGGGTTCACATTTGATGCCATGGTGATCAAGCTGGCTGGCCGCAGCAAGCCGTACGCCATCAATCTCTACACCGTCCCGATCGTGCTGGCGGCTGGGCAATCGCGAGGCTTCAGTATCACCCTTGGAATCAAGCCGTGAGCCCTGCGGTCAATGTTGATCTGGAGGACGTGCCGTTTGCCATCCTCGAAATGGTCAAGGCACGCATCCTGGCCAATCGACGACGGCTGAATGCGGCACAGCAACTGCCGATCTCGACCAAGCCACGGCCGCAATTTCGCAAGTTCGGCGCAAACAGCACCACCTGGCGACGGCCGGAACCTGCAGCGGTGTCATCAGGCAGTCCCTATGTGTTTGGCCATGCTGTCAACAATTATGCATTGAACGGTGGCACGTATTCTGAGCCGATCCTCGTTTACAACGGCTACATCTACCCATCGCCGAGACCGCAGACCAGTGATCCGGTCTACTTTTCATTTGCTACGGGGATTGAAATTGCGTGGTCAGTGAAATCAGGCAATCGCGTCAGCAGTATCGCTGGCACCATTGCAACACCGACCGTATCCTTGCCGACAGGTGAGATTACCTTCAGCGAGAGTGTGCAGCAAGAAGTTGGCAATGCCACGATTCGCACGGAGGTCATCGAGGTTAAGCGGATCGGGACAGCCAACAATCAGCCGTTTGAGCAGTCTCTCGGCAGCTTTACATATATCTCCGCCACGTTCTACACAGCATTATCAGCCGAGCAGTTCGCAGATGCAGTCGCACAACTCGGCGGACCATGGCAAGGCTATCAAGAGTTGAGAGCGCCGATATTGCAAAACGCTCCGCCTCCACCGCCAGGCCACACGTATTCTGTTGTTGAAGACATCCAGGTTTCTGTTACCAACGTCGATCAAACGTTCTTGATCAAGGATCGATATGTCTACGCTTATAGCTGGAACACGCAAGCGCTTTCATTCTGGCGTCAACCGACAGCACATCGCATTTTTGTTATGCCAGCTGGCGATGATGCCTGCATTCTTGTCTTAATGTCGAGGTACGCTCACGCATTCACGGTTGAAACGTTCAGCGGCGTGCTGCAAAGTCCAGTGCAGGTGACGCGATTCGCCAGTGTCCCTCTGCCATCACCGCTGCCGCCATCAACGGCCACGCCGTCAACTTACAGCTCAGTAGTCAACAAGGCCTATCTGTGCTCAACCACCACGATCCGAGAGCTGGCGATCCCAAATCAGCTGAATGAGATCCTGCAAATCTTAAATCCGCCCTTTGACCTTCAATCTCTGCCAGGCAGCACCAGCATTGCAATCATTGAAGGAAGCGATGGATTCTATTCTGAAAATGCCAACACATGGACGCCTGCTGTGTTTGCAACATTGAATGCCATCAATCAATTCATTGATCCCGAATCACTCAAGACGCTGCCGACAGGCACAGAACCAGCATTGGCCGACAATCGCGACGGTTTTTACTCTGGCGACAGCGAAGATCAATCTCACTACTACGCGATCTGGATTGGCGATTCGAGCAATGTAGACCTTGAGCAAACACAATTCTTCGATCGCATCGATGATGCAACCCTAGAAATTGATGATGCCATCGATGCATATGCCGGCAGTTTGCACGTCGTCTGGGACTGGAACGACCCTGACTACTGCCGCGCCATGTGCCAAGCGCTTGGCTTCCCTGATGCCGATCTGACCCCATGACCGATCAGTCTTCCGGAGCGCAGGTGATCACCGAAGCACAGGCAGCGCTGGTTGAAATTGCCCAGGTGCGCATTGCTGCACAACGTCTGCGCCTGGCCCAGCAGCGTGAGGCCGGAAAGCTGAAGGGCAATAAGGCGTGATGCCATGCTTCCCACCCACCATGTTGTCCTGTCGCCTGAGGGTGATCCTGCAGGCGGTACCGGCACCGGTGCTCCCGCTCCCGTTGATTCCACCGATCAAGACTCCACCACCGCTGGTGGTGACGTCAGCGACGACGTCGCCCGACTGAAGAAAGCGCTTGACGCCGAACGGCAGCAGCGCAAGCAGGAGGCCGCACGTGCTGCCCAGCTTGATGCTCAGCTCCGCGAAGTCGGGCAGGTGGATCCGAAGCTCCTGGACGAAGCCCGCCAGCGAGCCCGCGAGGCCGAGCAACAGCGGCTGATGGTGGAGCAGCAGACCAGCCTGCGGTTGGCAGAGCAGCAAAAGAAGTATGAGGAGCAGCTCAACCGACTCACCAGCGAACTGCAGCTCAAGGCCACCGCGGCAGAGCGCGAGGCGCTGCGGGTGAAGGCGGAGCGGGACTTCCTGGCATCCAAGGGCCTGACCGATGCCAGTGAGATCGATGGTCGCACGCCGTTCGACTACATCTGGCAGCTGTTCGGTAGCCAGTACGCCGAGGACAAAGGCGGCCTGTACCTGGTGGATGCCGACGGCACTCCTGCGCTGGATCCTGAAACCGGCAAGCGGATCACCCTGCGCGAGCACTTCGCCAAGCTCCGCAAGGATCCCGTGCATGGCATGCATTTTCAGCCGGAATACGGCAGCGGCAGTGGCGCGCGTGCCGGCCGTGATGGTCGCGTAAGCAGCAGCGAAGACCTGACGAAGGTGCCGACCGGGCAACTGTTCCGCGACAGCTTCGGTGCACGCCGCCGGACGGCTTAACCGCAACAGGCAGGTTGCAGCAATGCGGGAGGCGTGACGCCTCCCACCTCGGCGTGATGCCACAACCCGTCGTTCATTCAAAAGTTCTCCCATGGGCTTGACCCTTCTGGAGGCGGCCAAATCCGAAAGGGATCCGGCCCGCCTCGCTGTCATCCGTGAACTCGCTGAAGGCGAGCTGATGGCACGTATCCCCTTCCAGGATGTGGAAGGCGAAGGCGTCTTCTACGACGTCGAACAGGAACTGCCGTCCGTCGGCTTCCGTGGCATCAACGAAACCCTGGACGCCTCCTACGGCGTGCTGAACCCTCAGTCTGAGCGGCTGAAGGTGCTGGGTGCTGAGGTCGACGTTGACACCAGCATCATCGACATGCGCGGTCCTGACGCCGTCGGCGATCAGGTGCGGATGAAGGTCACCGCAATGCGGATGACGTTTGAGGACCAGTTCATCAATGGTGACGAGTCCGCCAACCCTCGCGCCTTCGATGGCCTGAAGCGCCGCATCAATGTGGGCAGCTCCCAGGCGATCTCAATGGGTGGCGCACTGTCGCTCTCGGCGCTGGATGAACTGATTGACGCCTGCGACGCCATGGGCGGCCAGAAGGTGCTGATCATGAACAAGAAGATGCGGCGTCGGCTGAACACCGCCAGCCGTGCCACCACGATTGGTGGGTTCATCAACTACGAGCTGGACAGCTTCGGCCGTCGGGTGACGCAGTACGGCGATGTGCCGATCATCGTGACCGACACCAACGCCCAGAACGCTGCTGTGCAGCCGTTCACCGAGACCAACTCGAGCACCAGCATCTACTGCGTGGCCATGGGCGATCTGCTCACCACCGCCATTCAGGGCCGGTGCCGCGGGCAGTTCGGCATCTCGGTGCGGGCCATGGGCGAGGTGCCTGATGCACCCGTTGATCGCACCCGCATTGAGTGGTATTGCGGGATGGCGGTCTACAACGGCCGCAGCGCCGCTCGCCTCTACGGCGTGACCGACGCCGCTGTGGTGGCCTGATCCCTGTTCCTGTTCACCCTGAGGTAACGAATCCATGTCTCGCTCTGTAGGTCTCTCTCCGCGCAGGGGCTACACGCTCGATGCGGCAACCGTTCTGGTTGGCGCCGTCGCTGCTGGCACCCGTGGCCGCGCTGCCACCACCCGCACTGGTGCGGAACTGCTGCTGAACACCCGCCTGGAAGCCCAGGACGTGTTCAAGCTGGTCGTCCATGGTGGCGCCAGCGCCGCTGGGCAATACACGATCCAGGTGGCCCATGTGCCCGAGGGCAGCACCACTGCCTCCACGTACGGCACCATCGCTCTGGTGACCCTGGCGCCTGGCATCCAGGAGATCCCAATCTCCGGTGCTGTGGTGCGTGAGATCGCTCGCACTGCACCGGCCACCGACATCACCGGTGATGTGCGTGTGGTGGCGATCAAGGCGGTCGCTGGCACCGATGCCAATGCACCGGCCGGCACCAACACCATCAGCGTGCAGTACGCCTGATCCGCTTCCATTCACGTTCCCGGGGCCCCACTGGGGCCCTTTTCACTATGAGCTTTTCAGTCCCGCTCGGGATGACCGTTGAAGAACTGCAACGGGCCATGAACCCACAGCCACCGGTTGAACCGGAGAAGCCTGCACCGGAAAAGCCGATCCGAAAGATCAGCAAGCCGCCGGCTGAGTCGGAAAGCTGAGGCATGGCCCGGATCCAGCCTGCGACCTACATCCTGCGGATCCCTCAGCGGGCAACGCTGGAGGAACCGATCACATTGAAAGCTGCTGGTGTGGCGGTGAACCTCACCGGCTACACGCTGCTGGCGCAGATCTGGCGAGATGAGAAGCGGCGGGTGAAGCTGGCAGATCTGACAGTGACGTATGTGAATCGCAGCCTGGGTCAGATCAAGCTGTCGCTCACCAGGGCGCAGACCAGGGGGATCGGCCGCTCAGGATTCTGGGATCTGCTGGTGATCGAACCCAGTGGCAATGCGGACTACTGGCTGGAAGGGCCGGCCACCCTTGATGTTGGCCTCACGGATGACGTGGCATGAGCAATCAGGTTGAGGTCGTCGTCAATCAGGCGAGCATCCCCACTGTGGTGGAGGTGACGGCACCCGGTCCTCAGGGGCCACCGGGCTCAGCTGGGCCTGCTGGTATTGGATCGGCTTGGCGTCAGGGTGTCGGCTCACCGGGCAGTGGGCTCGGCAGCAATGGCGACTACTACCTCGACACAGCGACCGGCGACATCTACGGGCCGAAGACGGCGGGCGCCTGGGGCGCGTCGATCTACAACATCGCCGAGGGCCAGGAGGGACCGGCGGGGCCGACCGGGCCAGCGGGTGCCACCGGACCACAGGGACCGACCGGTGCGACGGGTGCGCAGGGTCCGGCGGGTGCCACGGGGCCAGCGGGTCCGTCGGGTGCTGATGCCACCTACAGCGACGCGACCCCGCAGGCACTGGGCACGGCGTCCGCAGGCACGGCCACCAGTGCGGCGCGATCGGACCACCGGCACGCGATGCCCACGGCGGCCCAGGTGGGCGCCGATCCCAGCGGAAGCGCCGTGGCGGCGATCGCGGCCCACGTTGCGGAATCGAACCCGCACCCTGGCTATGCCACCGATGCCGAGGTGGCAGCGGTGCAGGCCCGCCTGGATGCGTTCCGCGATGCGCGGACGTTCTACGTGTCGAAGGGCGGCAGCGACACCGCCAATGGCACTAGCCCCGGCGAGCCGCTGCTGACGATCGGCGCGGCGGTGACGGCAGCCAATGCCTACGTGACGGCCAACGCCGGCCAGACGGCAAAGATCAGCGTCGGCCCTGGCCGGTTCGTGGAGGGCTCCCTGCCGTTCCGCCTGAAGCCCAACATCCTGGCCCAGGGCAGCCTGCAGCGGGGCACGATCATCGAGCCCGCGGCGGGGCAGGAGCTGAACGGCTTCTGGGCGCTTGACAGCGGCTGCATGGTGGCCGACTTCCGCTTCGCGGGCCATCAGGCCAGCGGCACCAGCAGCACCGACAGCACGGTGGGCACGCGGGCCTGGGCGGTGCGGTTCAACGAGCAGGCCAATGGGGGGCAGGGCGTGATCCTCACCGCCAGTCCGTACGTCAAGGACTGCGCCTCGATCACGGCTGAGGATGACGCCGGCCTGGCAGGCAGCACCAGCACGGGCGACACCGGCGGCGGCGTGGAGGTGGATGGGGCGAAGTGCCACCCGGATTCCCCGATCCGCTCGATCCTGGTCTATGGCTTTACCCAGCAGAACCTGGGCGGCCCCGGTTGCATCATCAAGAACGACGGCTATGCCGAGCTTGTGTCGTTCTTCGGGCTGTTCGGCACCTGGCATGTCCAGTGCGAGACCGGCGGCCAGGCGACACTGAGCGGCGGCGGCTGCAGTGAGTTCGGGATCTATGGGCTGGTGGCCGATGGCTACAGCTCCTCGGCGCTTTACACCGGCACGCTACGAGTGGCGGCTTCGGCCGGGGCGCTGACGGTCGATGTGACCGGCATGACGGCCAACCGGCTGGGCACTTCGTCCCGGCCGGCATCGGGTCAGATCATGCTGCTGGCGAGCACCGCCTACGTGGTGCAGTCCTCCACCCCGATCGATGCCAGCGGCGGCGTGGTGGCCGACACGGCCCCGACCCGGGCGGGCTACCGGGTGAGCTTCTACAACCCCGGCGGCAGCGGCCTGGCGGGCAACGTGTCGCAGGGGGCGACGGTCGATTTCCGGCAGCGGTCGCAGATCAGCGCGGGCTGCCACAGCGCGAACTACGTGGGCAGCGGCACCAACTACTCGGCGCTCCCGTGGAATGGCGGCGTGCCGGTGCGGGCGAATGAAGCGGTCGAACGCAATCTCGGCCGCGTGTTCGGCCTGATCGTCAACGACGTCGGTGACGTGAAGATCGCCGGCGGGGCGTTCAGCGTCGATGGCACCACCGGCGCGGTCACGATCAACACCAGCCAGTTCAACCTGTCGGGATTGAACGCGATCGGTCCGTTCTCGCGCAATGGTGGCGTCAGCACGGTAGGTGTGCAGCTCCAGGAGGTGAGCAACAACTCCAGTCTGCTGGCGAGCACCGGCAGCGCAGATAGCAACACAGCGCCAACGCAGTATGCGGTGACGCAGTATCTGCAGTCGCTCTACACGCCGTTGAGTGATGCGCGGCTGAGCGACTCACGCGAGTGGCTGGCGGACACCGTGAGCCAGGCAGAGGCCGAAGCCGGCACTGCTACAACGCGCAGGGCATGGACGGCCCAGCGGGTGTTCCAGGCCACAGCAGCATGGTGGGCCGGCAGTGCAGCAGCCACGAAGCTGGCTGGGATCGCGACTGGAGCCACAGCCAACGCCACCGATGCGCAGCTCCGGGACCGCAGCACGCACACCGGCACGCAGTCGGCAGCGACGATCACGGGTCTGGCGACAGTGGCTACCAGCGGGGCCTACGGCGACCTGAGTGGCCGGCCGACACTGGGAACAGCAGCCGCACTGGACAGCGGCACTGGATCGGGGAATGTGCCGGTGCTCGACGGCGCCGGCAAGGTGCCCTCAGCACTGTTGCCCAGCTACGTCGATGACGTGATCGAGGGCGCCAACCTGGCGGCATTCCCGGCCACCGGCGAAACGGGCAAGGTCTACGTTGCGATCGACACCGGCAAGGCCTATCGGTGGAGCGGCAGCGCCTATGTCGAGATCAGCGCCAGCCCCGGCAGCACCGATGCAGTCCCCGAGGGCTCGGTCAATCTGTACTACACCAACGCCAGGGCCTCGGCGGCGGCTCCGGTGCAGAGCGTGGCGGGCCGCACGGGCAACGTCACACTGAGCACCAGCGACATCAGCGGTCTCGGCACTGCAGCAACCGCCAACACCGGCACCAGCGCAGGGAACGTAGTGGTGCTGGATGGAGCGGGCAAGCTGCCGGCGCTGGATGGCTCGCAGCTCACTGGCCTGCCAGTTTCGGGATTGAGCAGCGTCGGCCTGGTAGTGCCGACCGGGTTCAGCGTTTCAGGCTCGCCGCTCACCAGCAACGGCAGCATCACGCTGTCGTTTGCTTCTGGCTACAGCCTCCCGACCACCGCCAGCCAGGGCAACTGGGATACGGCCTACACCGACCGGCTGAAGTGGGATGGTGGCGCCACTGGGCTTGATGCCACCACGGCCCGCACCAGCCTGGGCCTGGGCACAGCGGCAACGACGGACGCCACGGCCTATGCAACCGCAGCGCAGGGCACCAAGGCGGACACGGCGGTGCAACCGGCGGCACTTGGCGGCGCTGCCTCACTCAACGTCGGCACCACGGCTGGCACAGTCGCCGCCGGTAACGACAGCCGCATCACCGGGGCTCTGTCGGCCGCCACGGCAGCCAGCACCTACCAGCCGCTTGATGCGGACCTGACGGAGATCGCGGCACTCAGCACAGCAACAGTGGGCCGTTCGCTGCTGACCATGAGCGGCCTGGGGGCGGGCCTGAACTTCACGGGCAACGTGCTCTACATGGAGCCATGGCTTGGCTTTGCCTGCAGCGATGAGACAACCAACATCACAACCGGCACCGGCAAGCTGAGATTCAGGATGCCGTTTGCCTGCACCCTGTTGGCGGTGGTGTTTGAGGCCAACACGGCACCAACTGGATCGGCGGCAGTGTTTGACCTGAACGAAGGCAGCGTGTCGGTGTTCAGCACAAACCCACGCATTGATGCCGGTGGCACTGACAGTTCCGCGTCGGGAACGCCTGCGGTGATCAGCGACAGCAGTATTGCAGCCGGTGCCGTGATGACCGTTGATTTTGACCAGATCGGCAGCACCGTGGCTGGTAAAGGAATCAAGATGTGGATCAACGTTCGGAGGACGGCGTGATGTTTTTGGTTGATCCATATCAGTTTGCAAACGATGCCGCTTTGTACATCGCAGCAGTTGAGTCGGCCGATGGGCAGTCCCTTGAGTCTGGTGTTGCAAATGCAATAAGAGCGTTTGTTGACGGCTGCAAATCTGACGGCATCTGGACGGCTATCAAGGCGTGCTGCATTCTGGCTGGTGCTCGCACCTTGACAGGAGCATTAGTGCCTCTAGTGGGGGCGGCACCAACAGGCATCAACTTTGTGAGTGGGGACTACAACAGAAAAACGGGGTTGGTCGGCAATGGAACAACAAAATATATCAATACTAACCGCAATAACAACACAGAGCCACGAAATAGCAAACACATATCAGCCTACGTTACAACCGCGTCAACCAGTGGCGGGAGTACATTCCCCGGATACATTGGAGCTCAGCCTTCCAGTGGAACTAACCAAACCGGATCAACCAGTATTGGCAGATTAAACAGCAACTCTACGACGTTATTTTTTCGTGCCCAAAGCCTTGCTGCATCCGGAGAGTTTGATAGCTACGCAAATGCAGGCTCCGCCACTGGGCTGGTTGGCTTAAGCAGAAGCAGTGCATCAAGTTACACAGCAAGAGCAAATAATGCAAACACTACATTTACAAGAAGCAGCGCAACCCCTTTTGCTAGCTCTATCTTTGTATTTTATCACGGCATTTCAAACTCATATGCCAATGGGCGTATTGCCTTTTACTCCATTGGTGAATCCCTGGACCTTGCCCTCCTAGACGCCCGCGTAACAACCCTGATCAATGCCATCTCAGTCGCCATTCCATGACCCGTCTTCTCTACGACACCACCACCACCACCA